CGGATCAGTTGCATTAATAAATACATTTTCTAATGTAACCTTCCAGTCAAGTCCAGCTTTAACCATAAGGTCACGTGCTGAATTAACTTCGTACTCACTGTGCGTACCAATAATTGTGTACGGATTACGTCTAGTCATTCTGTTCCTCTACCATCTCTGCGAATGCAGCATCTATATCTGTCTTGCCTACTTCTTGTATAATTAATTCATCTATTGCTTCTTCAGCGTAATCAAATGCACTAGCTAGTAGCAGTATTGCTAGTTGCTTGGCATCTTCCATTGCTTTTGTTCTATCATTGCGTTCGAGTAACTTGTAGATCTGGTACAACGCTTGAAGAAAATCAAGGGCTACCTTATCTGTTACTGCTATACCTACAATCTCTGGATAATTTTCTTGCTCGTACCATTTGAACGGGTCGTTAAACCACGGCTCGTCTTTGATGCTCATTAAATCTCCTGTGCTTCTGTCTCTTCAATCGTTTCGTTTGTTGTATCCCAATCGCTTTCATCTAACTTATCTACTAAATCAGAAGTATCGTAAGCTTCATCAGCTTGATCTTCCGCATCATCACTATCACGTGCTGTTACCTGTACTGTTACTGTTGCTCTTTGAGTACGTTCTAAAGTGTATGTAACTGCCCATTCTCTACGCATAAGTGGTACTTCAAAGTACTTAAGGTTTCTATTTACTTCATAAGCCCAGTCATCATACTCACTACACCAATCCATCTCTCTTGCTTTTTCATAGATAGCATTGGTAATTTTGTAGCCATCTTCCATAACTTCATTGATCTTGTCAGTCATTTCTTTTTGTGTGTAGTACACAGTACCGCTGCTTGTCTTAATCATTTTGCCTGCCTTAATTTAAGAGCTTGCTTTTTTTCTCGCTTTATTTCTTTAGGACCTTTTGTTATTACCTGTATCCTTTTACCCATTGAGATGTCCTACTGGATCTGTTGTGTGATGGAATGTAACTGCTTGTAGTGATGAGTAGAAGATACTTGGTGGGATGTTGTGGTCACGTGCCATCTTTAGTAGCGACAATAGACTAGCGGTGCAGCCTAGTGTTTCTGCTTCATGCAATAGATCATCAACTAATTTAAGTTCATACTTAACATCACGGTCTTCATCAAAGTCTTCTAGCATACCTGCATGGCATAGCATGAAGGCAGCTAAGATCATTGATGAATAACCAATTGCTTCTGCTTCCATCAACTCATCGTCAACCATAGCCTGGCTAATAGTTGTAAATGATTTCATAATGTCTACTCGAATGTTGAATGGTGCATCACTGAAGTACTTAAGTACACCGTCACGTACCTTAATGTTAGTTGTTGCTAGGTGGATTAGCTCAAGCTCTTCGGTACTTAACTGATCATAGTTAGCATCTTCATCTAATAGGAATGCCATTAGTTTATATACATCTTGAACAATTGCTAAATGTTCTGGGGTTATTGCACTTAGGTCAATCTCTTGTGTTGATGTTGTCATTTGTATTACCTTTCTGTTGGTTAATTGTTTTGAACTTAGTAGAAGCCTAATTTTCTACAGCTTTGGGAGAGAGGGAACCAGGGCGTATGCCCCAGTTCCCTCTCGATTGAACTAGACTTCCGCTAGTTCTACGGACTTGATAAGTACACGGGTGAGTGGTGCCTTACGGTCATTCAACTCAACACCTGGGCGAGTATCGAACTTGGTGTCTAATTCACCTACGATATTCACTACTGGTGTAAAGCCGTTACCGTCTTGCATCTCACGTAATCCACGCAGTGTGCTTGCAATGCTCTCATCGAAACACGCTACTGGGATAGTGAACTTTGCTCGCTCGTTGCCAACCTTCTGGGTTAACTGACCTACAATCATCAAGCCGTACTGGTCGAACTCCTTGATGTTCTTTAACTTACCTGTCACTGTTAGTTCGTTGTTCATCCTTGCTCCTTTTATCTGTTGAGTGGCTGACGCCCCCCGCGAAGCAGGGGCGTTAGCCTATTTGTTATTTGGAAACTAGAACTCTGTCGCAGTTCTGACACAGTTCTAATCTTGATGGTGTGTACAGATTGCATTCAGTACATACCGTGTTGAGACGAGTGAAGTATTGCTGGTCACTCTCTATGTAGCGAAGACCTGGCAACCCCATAAAGAAGTTCTCTGTTGGTCTGTCTGCTATTGAGTTCCAATCTTGCTTGAACTCATAGCGTTCCTCGTCTTGTTCCTCTAGTACTGGAACGTGACGGCAGGTAGGGTCGAAGCAGTCTGCTTCCTTGAGTCCACATACTGCTCTACTACCTGTCATAACGTAGATCTTCTTGCCTGTGCTGGTGACTGGAGATACCCAGTCGTGTCCTGATACAGGCTCAGTCTCTGTTGAGATAGTGCCTGCTCTAGATTCTGAACGGTCACCAAAGACATAGTCCGTGGTGTCGTGTCCGTACTTGGTTTGTACGTCCACCCAGTCCTCATCCTCTGTGTCTAAGTCATCGTCATTTACTAGCGACTTGACTGCGACAATACGGTCAAAGAGACCTGCTTGCTTGAGTACGTCCAAGATACTGGATAGTTTCTCGTCGTCTCCGTAGGTACTTAAGTCAGTCATTATGTTCTCCTGTTCTGTGACTGATTGGATCCACCTAGAATCCATAGCAACGACCACACCCGCGGAGCAGGGTGGTCGTCACTAGAGAGGCTAGAAAGGTACGCAGGATTCACAAGCACAGTACTTGTTGTCTTGGCTGTGCATATGCTTACTGGCTTGGATCTCCTCTTGAAGATCCCAAGATAGGCGTAGTATCTGACCTACGTATGACTCGCATTCACGGTTAAGGTTGTAGATCCTGAAGCCCATCACCACGATTGTGATGATGAGTAGCAGGTCGAAGCCATTGATTGTGTTAAACATATGGTGTTCCTTCTTGGCAGGTTACTACTGCCAGTTCGTATTGTGGGCAGGGATACGGTACGTACGCTTCATCGTAGTTACCAATTAATCTTTCATCGAATGTGTCCTCAACTCTTAGGTCGTGGATTAAATCATTGGTACACTCCTTACAGATATAGTTATCGTGAGGACCTTGGATTTGTGTATGCATTACTGTGCTCCTTTCTAGTGAGCGATTGGTTGTTATAGGTAGGCTGGTAGGTTGCACTCGCAGGCGCGGTTGTCACAGGTACACTGGCAGGGCATTGAGAATCCAGTGTGTACGGTGTTGCATCCACCGCAGTACAACTCTCTTGCTTCTGCTATCTCGAACTTGCCCACTCGTTCTGGGTCTTTACGGAACCAGATTAGAGCGTCAGTGATGGCTTCTTGCTGGCTTGCATAGTGCTTACTGGAAACACCCAACTTATCTGAAACTATAAAGTAAGCTAACATCGCTCACTCCTTTCTAATTTGAGATAGATAGTTCTATCTTGATGGTCCAGCATTGCGTTTATCCTGGAGCAACGTCTCTTTGTTGCGGAAGGCAGAGGGGCTAAAGTCTAGATGAGACAGTCAGTAGTCCAAACAGTCTAGGTCTTTGTCTTTAAACTAAACCGTAGGTTAAAGTTATATACTCCCCCCTTCTAGCTACCCCTCTAGGGGGTCGTCAACGAGCCGAAGGCGAGACGGCAGTCGTTCTTTCTGCCCGAGCCCGAAGGGCGAGACTACTAGTGTGGTTGACCCCCAGTGTTTAAGATAGAGTGGAAGTAATACTGTAGAGTCAGTTATAATTTATAGTTAGTTGTTTGCCCGTAGTATTATCTATTTGTTTTGTTTATAACAATCTATGTGAATTAGGTAACAATTTGGTAACAGAGCGTTACAAGTGTTCTGTAACAGGGTTAGTATTAGTAGAGGTTATAAGTAAAGCAAGCTTGTCTTATGGCTTGCCAGTTAATTGCAACCCCCTTTGGAGGGGTTGCTTACTATTACTATTATTAATAGTAATACTATTATTAGAATAATTAGGTTTATTATGGCTGCTAAAGCTGGAGATCAACATCATACCAGACTTCGGCAAATTGAAGATCAGAGAAAGTTTATTTCGTTTCTCAAGCAGGGCATAGATATGGACTCCGCCCTTGCTGCTGTGGGGAAGAAGCGGACCTCTCTTAGATCTTGGCTCCTAGATGGGGAATTCGCGGCGCAGGTCGAGGAAGCCATCAACTTTGGATCCGATGCCATTGCTGCCTCACTAGGTGAGAATAAACATAAAATAGATTTTGCCACGTTCTCCAGAGAGTTCTTGAACACCGAGGTATTCCCTCATCAGCAAAACTGGATTGACGTTCTTGAGGGTCACGACCCGACGTGGCAACACCCTTCGATGATATTTGAGCAGGGTAACCGCCGTAGGCTATTGCTTAACGTGCCACCCGAACATGCCAAATCAACCACAATGACGGTTAACTACGCAATGTACAAAATTGCCCTTAATCCCAATATCCGCATTGTTATCATTTCCCAGACCCAGACCCGCGCCAAGGAGTTCTTGTACTCCCTGAAGCAGCGCATGACTGAAGAGCCATGGCTTAAGATGCAACAGGTCTATGGTCCTCCAGGGGGCTATAAGGAGACGGCAGACCAATGGACTGCAGACAGAATTTATCTCGAAAGAGAGTCAGGGGAGAAGGACCCGACGGTTCAAGCTCTTGGCATTGGACAACAGATCTACGGTACTCGTGCGGATCTAATCATCATGGACGATATTGTCTCAACGACAAACGCGCACGAATGGGAGAAGCAACTCAACTGGTTGCAGAAGATGGTCGTTACCCGTGTGGGTTCGACTGGGACGCTTCTGATTGCTGGGACTAGAGTTTCCTCAATAGATCTATATAAAGAAATAAGAAATCCTGAGCACTGGACTGGCGGTAAGTCGCCCTTCACTTACCTAGCCATGCCAGCTGTACTTGAGTTTGACGATAAGCCTGAGAAGTGGAAGACACTCTGGGCTAGGTCTGATAGACCGCTGGATGGGGCTGACGAGTTTGACGATCCAGAATTGCTTACACCCGATGAAAACGGGCACTTTGTAAAGTGGGATGGTAGGCGACTGTTTGAACGTCGTAGTGAGGTTAGCCCCTCCACGTGGGCACTTGTTTATCAACAGCAAGATGTCGAAGAAGATGCAATCTTTCCCCTTCCCATTGTTAACGGTTCAATCAACCGAATGCGTAAGGTCGGTAGGCTGAACTTTAATGCGCCTGGTCACCCCAAGCCTGACGGTTCTTGGTTTGTTATTATGGGACTTGACCCTGCTATGTCAGGCAAGACTGCTATGGTTGTCTATGCGGTTAACCGAGAGACCAACAAACGATACGTTCTTGATGTGCACAATATGGCTGAATCTACGCCACAGAAAATTGATAGCTTAATTAAGGAATGGGTAGAAACATACAACCCACAAGAGCTACGCATTGAAATCAACGCTTATCAAAAAGCTTTTTCGCTTGATAATGACTTGCGAATGTGGCTTGCCAGCCGTGGCACTGCCCTGCGAGAACACTTTACTAGCAAGAATAAGTGGGACGTTAACTTCGGTGTAGCTGCAATGTCATCCCTGTTCGGTAGTATGCGTGATGGAAAGTACAATCGGGATAACCTTATTGAGCTTCCTGATAACTCTAATGAACATGTTAAGG